ATCCAAGGGGCATTTGCCATTGCATGGTATGACCTTAAAGAAAAAGCATTATTTTTATGGCACAATGGAGACCGTCCTTTAGATTTTTATCATACAGATCAGCGTTTATTTATTGCGTCTGAACTTGATATGCTTAAATGGGTTCTTGGCCGAGATAATATGCCTTACCAATTAAAAGCATGTGGAGCTTTTAAAGCTAATGAATTAATCAAAATTTCTATTCTGCCTTTTACAATCTCAACGGAGACAATTAAACATCAATTTTCATCAAATTATAACGAGTCAACGCCTGTTAACCCAACAGACGAGGTTGCAGAGGCAATTGTATCTTCTGAAAATAAGAGCGAACCTGATTTATTAAAAATTAAAATAATGTATCCATTTGATACACCTATCTTATACAAAGTCGAGAGTTACAGTATTTTTACAAGCAACCCTAAACAATTTAGGTTATCAGGATTAGCCTATCTCCCAGGGAAAGATCCAATACCTGCTTTTGCTTATTTAAAAGGGGCAACTGCAAGTGATTGTGCCACTTGGCAAAATGTCTCTACTCCAATTTTAGGTGAAGTAGAAAAAGTATTACGTAACAAAAATGAAGTATTTCTACATTTGAAGAATTTAACTTTACCTGAAACAGTTAAACTATGTGGTCACACAGAAATTCCTAAACTAGAATGGGATAAAATCTGTGCAACCTTCACATGCTCCTCATGTAATACCTTTCTTCAAGGCAAAAATGATCAAGTTATGAAAACTTCAATAACTATACTTGACACTGGAAAATATCGAATTGTATGTTTCGATTGTTTAAAAAACAATATTCCACAGGACAAACAAGATGCTTTTTTCAAAGGCCGTAATCCTCCCCTACAAATTGGGGAGTGAAAGCGCCAAAGCGTTGGCCCGAGGCTTGGGACAACTTTTACAATTAATAGTTCGGAGGGTAAAACCAATTGGAAGATATCGTCCAAAACGTCGGTCTATGGTTATTAATTATGGTAGTAACGTTAGCCCTTGGTGGCTCAATCGAACTCAAACTCGGACTCTTAACCTGCCTGCTAGTTGTGCTATGGCTGGGAATAAGTTATCTGCTTTTAATGCGTTTCGGGTGGCCAACTTAGCAATTCCTGAGTTTACAAACTCCCAACAAGAGGCAGAAAGGTGGTATAATGCTGGAGAAACCATTGTTTGCCGGACTTTACTTAATGCCCATAGTGGGCGGGGTATTGTCCTCAGCAGGTTGGATTTGGCTCGTCCTGTGGTTCGTGCACCGCTTTTTGTAAAGTACAAAAAGAAAAGGAGAGAATATCGAGTTCATGTCTTTCAAGGAGAAGTGATTGATGTATGTGAAAAACGTCGTTTTCGTCGAGAGCGGCGTCCTGACGCCTTTGATGGTTACATTAGGAATTATGTTAATGGCTGGGCATTTTGTAGAAGTAACATGTGGAAGCCTAATGATTTAGATGCTTTGGCTATCAACGCTTGCCAATGTTTGCAGCTTGATTTTGGGGCTGTTGATATCATCTGGAATGAACGAGAGAACAAATCTTATTTACTTGAAGTCAACACAGCACCCGGATTGCAAGGAACTACCTTGAAAAACTATATTTCTGCAATTTACAATTGGATATGCAAATAATGATACAGTATATACTCGAAACTATTATTAACAAGCTATTAAATATGGGTATTCTCCAATAATGAAATGTTTAAATAAACGTACTCAAAACAAGATTGCTGTGCTCGTTAAAGATGTCTAATATTTTTTGGGCACATCAGGATTATAAACGTCCAGGATGGACAGTTATAAACTTTACGGAAGCCGGTATAAAATCACTAGGCCAAATATGGAATATTATACCTAAATTTAAAATAGGACAGCACGTGATAAAAGGCGATTCACTTTTTACTTGTGAAGTTACTTCAGGTTTACGAAATATTCGCTCATCTTTTTCAGGAATTATTGTAGAGGATAATTTCAAAGTCTATAGTCATCCTGAAATTATTACTAAATACACACCGTTACTGTTCGTAAGTCATTATGAGATGTAAAGCATGTAATGTGATACTTTCTGATTTTGAAGTAACTCGAAAATCCGCAGATACTAATGAATACATGGATTTATGTAATGTATGTTTTGCTCCTATTAGTAATGAGTGTTATGTCCTTGAAAGATTCGATCTTCTCGAAAATGAAGATTCCAATGAAGATGGGTTTGAAGACACTTCGTTGTAACCAATGTAACCGAAATTTTAATTTAAAGAAAGCAGTGTCTTATGTCACAATAGACAATTGTGATAGCGCTTCTTGTCATTTAGTTAAACCACATATACAGCTATTACTTTGCAAGAGTCAGAAGTATTGGAATATTGAAAAGATTTCAGTGCATAGTGCCGAAGATCAAATTATCCTGTTAGTTGAAGATCCAATAGTTATTTATACAGACAAGCAAGGTCGGGATACATGAAAACCAGATGTCCAAAATGTGCGAAGAACAACCAAGATTCTTCAGGAGATAATTTACAATTATATAATGATGGACATGCCCATTGCTACGCATGTGGGTATCATGTATATTCCGCCGGAATTCAATTATTAAAACATACATTAATCGAGCCAACAGAACCTAAAACAGTTAGACTACCAAAAGATGCCCACGAAGAAATCAATTGGGAGGCACTTCAATGGTTATCGAAATATGAAATTACGAGGGAAGAAGTTATTCAATACGGTTTAAAATGGTCAGATAATCATAAACTTTTAATTTACCCAATCTATTCGTCAGGCCCAAGTCCTGACTTATTAGCATGGCAAGGACGTAGTTTTTCAAACCAAGGTGCCAAGAATTGGACTGAGGGGCCAATCCATGAAATTATAGTTCCTCTCAACCTCGCCTCCAAGGCCACGGCCCCTAAGATTGTTTTAGTCGAAGATTATATCTCCGCTATTAAAGTAGCTCGAACTTATACTGCTATTTGTTTATTTGGTTCCGCAGCCCCTACATCGTGGCTAAAACGGCTACATATACTTACAGACACACTTTATTTTTGGATGGATAATGATAAGGCCATTGATTCAATGGCCTTAGCTAAACGAGCTGCTTCCATTAACTTTACGGTTAAAGTTATTGTGACTAAGTATGACCCAAAGGCATATACAGATGATGAAATCAAAGAAGCCATTGAAGGCTAGAAGGCCTCTAGGAAGGCCCAGAATCACGCAGGAAGCTTGTTCATACTGTGGTAGTAGTGAAGGTACTCCCTGTGCTTATCCAGAGCTTCCATACCAAACTGAATACTGCATGCGCGACGAAGAAGCCGTCGGTGAAGCTCACACGCACCGCGAATACCTACGACCTGGTGAGCTATTAAGACTTCATACAACTCGAATATTGAAAGAATTCCTTGACAAATCGAAGTTGTGGTGATATACTAATTGTACCCGTAGGGGCTGTATATCAGCCTATTGTGAGGAAAGGAGACTAATTGACACCTGAATTATTAATTCTTAAATTATTCTTTAAGTATGAGTTATATCAAAAATATTTTAAGGCTATTGATCTAGCCCACATACGAACTACCTATAAGGAATTATACCTTCTTTATCAGGCTTTGTCAAGCTTTATGGGGAAGCATAAGAGAGACACTACTTGTGAGGAATTACAGGTGTATTTCCTTACGGTCTATCCTGCGGAGAAAAGGGAAGTTTATAATGTACTATTTGATAGCATTACGATATCCCAAGCGTCTGAGGAAATCATTGGGGATTTGGTGCAGAAGATTGCCCAGCGCAAATTATTACAGAATTTGGCGGTTAAAGCTTTCGAAGCATCAGAAGGCCATGTTGACATGGCAAAGGTCCATGACGCTTTTTCAGAAGTATTGGAATCTTCGGAATTCGATTCGACAGCTCAGTTAACTGTCGTTAACTTTATATCAGATGATCTTAATGTACTTTACAATGAAGTTTTTCGCAGTAAAGGTCTCCGTTGGAGGCTTAAAAGTCTTAATCAAAGTCTTGGGTCTCTTCGTAAAGGTGACTTTGGCTTTATCTTTGCTCGCCCTGAATCTGGAAAGACTACATTTCTGGCTTCGGAGTGTACAGGGTTTGCTGGGCAAACAGATCGGCCAATCATATGGTTCAACAATGAAGAGCAGGGCCAAAAGGTAATGATTCGATGTTATCAAGCAGCTCTTGGGCTTCGGCTTGAACAACTGCTTAGTAACATCAAAGATGCAACAAAGAAGTTTCACGAAATAACTAAAGGTAACATTAAAATTTATGATCAAGCAAGAATTGATCGCTCAGAAGCAGAACGAATTATATCAGCAAATAATCCCGCATTGGTGGTCTTTGACCAGATTGATAAGATTATTGGATTTGCAGCAGATCGAAATGATCTCGAACTTGGTGAAATATACAATTGGGCCAGAGAAATGGCAAAGAGTCACTGTCCAGTTATTGGAGTTTGCCAAGCAGATGGAACAGGGGAAGGACAACGATGGTTAACTATGTCACATGTATCAAATGCTAAAACCTCAAAACAAGCTGAGGCTGATTGGATACTTGGAATTGGTAGACAAAATTCGGAAGACTATGAGTCGGTACGACATTTTCATGTGTCCAAAAACAAACTTCTTGGTGATGACGATTCCATCTCGGAACTTCGACATGGAAGATGGGATGTTAAAATACTCCCTGATGTTGCCAGATATGAGGACTTTCTGAAATGAATATTTTTGTGACCGAACAAGGTGCTAAAAAAATCTTGGAAAAACTAGAAGAGATTTCCGGAGGATACACATACTCAGGAGTGTGTTCACTGCAACTTTGTTTCCCCCTTAAAGCAGGGGGAGAATTACGTTTCTGTATTACAGATGACAGCCCTAAGGGCACAATCAGCATTGATTTATATGATGGGGCACTCCCTCCTGGAATTACAGGTCCAGCAAGTTATACTGGATTAAAATGAGAACAATTGAAGAGCTTGATCAGTTTTTTAAAAGTAAAAATATAGAACCAGATGGAATAACTCAATTAAGAAAATATTCATATAGTCAATCACTAATAGGATTTTATACAGGAACATCCGAATTTTGTTGTGGTATGCCGGAGTTTGGCGACTTTTATTGGCAAACTAACAAATATAATACCACAGAATTATGGCAAGCTTTACTTGAATATTATGTCCAGAGGGAACCACGACCATTTTTCTTGTGCTCAACACTTACCACAAAGAGGTATGAACCTCTTAATATAGCTCTTGCTGCGGTAGGGTTTGAACAACGATCTATACTTACACCTAATGGAAATAAACGGTATAGGATTATTGTATGGGAATATATCCGGCCAGCACCAGAGAAAAAAGCGAATAAAATTGAATGATAGCAGTTTTAGATACCGAGACAACAATCTATGAAAAAGGAAATCCCTTCTCTCGAAAGAACCGACTTTGCTACTTGGGAGTCTATAGACCGGGATGGCCTATTTGCCTTGGGACTGATGGTATCTTTCATGACGCGCGACCCATCCTTGATGATTCTCAGTACGTGGTCGGATTCAATGCCAAGTTTGACCTTCATTGGTTACGACGTACGTTTGGGTGGACTCTTGGTAAGGAGCAACGAATTTGGGACTGTCAATTGGCCCACTTTCTGCTCACGGGTCAGAGATACCCATACCCAAGCCTTGAAGTCGTCCGAGACGCACACGGAATCGAACGACAATCCCATAAGCGAAGTGCTGACTATTGGGACGCTGGAATCAACACTCCGGAAATCCCCAGGGAAATAATTGAACTTGATCTTCAAAACGATCTTTTGGATACCTATGGAGTCTATCAGAAACAACTTAATTTATTTGCTAATAATAGGTTGTTATTTAATTTGTTTTGTCTTCATTGTGATGACTTGGTTGTTCTTTGTGATATGGAATGGAATGGTTTAAACTATGACACCCAAAAGTCTTTGGCCAAGGCCACACAAATACATTCGGAAATTGGAGCCATTGAAATGGAACTTAAAGCCTTGGTTCCGGATATTCCGATTAATTTTGATTCACCTGAGCATACGAGTGCTTTCCTTTATGGCGGGACGATCAAAGAAACCACCAAACGATTGGTAGGTCAATTCAAAACAGGAGCCCGTGTTGGACAACCTAAATACCAAAATGTTGAGATTGAACATGTTTTACCTAGGATTGTTACCCCCCTTGAGCGTAGCAAGCTCAAGAAAGAGGGCTATTGGTCGGTTGACGAGTCGGCACTTCGCCAACTTTCCGGAGCAAAGCGAATTCTGGAAGGGTTACTTCGTCGCAGCACCTTGTCAAAAGAACTCGAAAGTCTCCGAGGAATCCCAGAAATGATTGAGAAGAAAGATTGGCCTCCAAATGAAGTACACGGGCAGTTTAACCAATGTGTGGCGCGTACTGGACGTTTAAGTTCTTCAGAACCTAATGAACAGAATATGCCAGATTCAATTAAACAACTTATAAGGACTAGATATGATTCTTGAGTTAGATGATGGAACACCACTTACAATAGGTGGGTGTATTCAAGTGAATGGTTTGCAGCAGAAGATGGCTGATTATTGGTGGCCCAATTTTGAACCTATTGAGGATGAAGTATGAAATATACTGCTTGCATGGGTCGGCAGGAAATTAAGCACTTTAGACCCCCTGAAAATTCAGTTTTAATTAGTATCTCTGATCCGGGTCATCAACCTCCAGATCTAGACAGAGAGTTCTATATAGAGAGATATTCAGACAACTTTTGGGATTTAGATAAAACAATTGTGATGAATGCTTTTAATGACGAGCCGGGGATTTGGGGAGATAATAATAAGGAAGAAAGAATTCTTGAACCAGCTACATTAGATCAACTTAAAGCTATTCGAACTTTTATTCGTAAACATTGGGACAAGAATATTTTTGTTAATTGTGAAGCTGGTGTGTCAAGATCAGCCGCCATACGTGAATATCTTAGTTTTCATGGATGGGATTATTTTGAAGAAAACTGGACACGCCAAATTGTACCGAATAACTACATCCTTCGTATGTTAAAACGTATGGATTTTGAGAAATGGGCATAATGAACACTTCTTGGGAACTGTTTGGTATTGAATGTTCTAAAGGATGGGCTAAGTTATATGAGCCTATTATTCAAAAGGTACTAGCTGAGGGTGGAACCATTCTTCAAATTAAGGAAAAATTTGGGGCACTTCGGATTTATGCCGGGGGAATTAGTGATGCTCTTTACGATGAAATTCAGAAGGCCGAAGAACAAAGTCGAACCATTTGTGAATTATGTGGAGAACCAGGTACATTTTATCCCATAGGATGGTGGACAACTCGATGCGATAAATGTGAAGAAAGCGGAAGACGATGACTAAACAGAATATATTCTTTTTAATTTATTTATGTATATTAATTGTTGCATTGATTGGGCCAACTTGTTACTTAATATTGACATAAAAGGAACTGAATGGGTAGGCATCAATTGGTTTAGCCAAGACCCGGTTGGGTGCCAAGAGATTCGAGATGGGGTGGATCAGCACGCTCTCAATCAAAAGGTGTTTGATTTTCCCGATCGAGTTATTGCAAAGATATTTGTATTTCGGTTAATCTACGGAGGATCAGCGTGGAGTTATGTATACGATCCTGATTTTAACTGGATATCAAAAAATCCTAACTATTGGCAGAAAGCTATAGACACATTTTATGATAAGTATCGAGGCATTGGTGTGCAGCATAAACGGTGGATGGATGAAGCCATCCGAACCAACCAGTTGGTTATGCCAACAGGTCGAGTCTATCCCTTTGAACCTAAACCTGACAAACGAGGCGATATGCAATGGCCTCGAACACAAATCATTAATTATCCCGTGCAAGGGATAGGACATGATTTAACAACTATTGCTAGAGTATCTCTCTGGAAAAGAGTCCAAGCTCATGAATATTTGGGTCGCACGGTGCATTTTATATGTACCGTACACGATAGCATCGTTCTTGATCTTAAGCAATCCGATTTGGCCGCTTTGGTTCCTCTTATTAGGGCTGTTTTTATTGATATTCCCCTTAATTTTGGAAGGTTGTTTAATGTTAATTTTAATTTACCGATTAAAGGTGAGCTAAAAGTAGGCTCGAATTTACTTGACATGGAGGAAGTTTTATGATATACTATGTTTACATTTGAACAAGATATTTGAAATAAATGCTCCGTACCAAGCGGAGCTAGATGTGTATTTCTCACAACAGGAGACAAATGGCAAAGAAATCAAAAGTTGATTGGGGCGGAGACGCGGGAGTAGAATTTATTGACATGCGTAAGCAAGGTAAGTCTTATCGAGATATTATTAACTATTTCTACTCTAAGTATGGTGTAGCTTACACACAGGCTCGTATGAGCCAGATGAACACAAAGTTCAAAGCACAAGGAGTTTTATAAGTGTTTAACATTGAAATCATTGCAACTGCCTTTGTTGATAAGGGCAAATTTAAAGAAGCATCTATTACCCATAAAACTGATGATGGGAAGGTTGACAATCGACGGTTGGTGAATTTTGGTGAGGAAAAGGAAGTCTTTAAGATACTCACAGTATCAAAGCGTGGGGATCGTTTTCAAATTACTCCTCAGAAAATTCTTAATGAAAAAGATGGTAAGGAATATTGGCGTTGGGTTAAAGCCGACCCGTTTGTAGCTGCTACAGAGTCAACGGGGCAAGTGGTTCCAGTTAGTGGAAAACCTGCCCCTCGTTCGACTTATGAAACCACGGAAGAAAGGGCTGCTCGTCAAGTGTACATTGTAAGACAATCGAGTATCACGGCAGCTATTAATTTCTTAGTCGCCCAAAATGGTGGCGATGTAAAGAAGAAGTTTTCGGCTGAAGAAGTCTTGAATTTAGCTTCAACATTTGAAACTCATGTATTTAAGAAAGATGAATTACCTATTGTGGAGGTTAAGTAATAATGCGAGTAAATATTATTAAGGCGTCTGACGAAAGCTTTGTGGTGGAAATTATTGGTCTTGAGTCGCAGGCTCGTTTGGAAACATTTGTTACCTTAGACGCTGTTTTAGCTCGTCTTAAGGTAGTGTTCGCATAATTGTCTAACGTAGCCTTAATTGACGGTGATATAGTTGCCTACCGTTGTGCGGCTACGTGCAAGGAAGACGACCCTTCGGAAATAGCTTGTATTCGTGCAGATAGGCTCTGTCGTCAAATATTAGAGACGATTGACTGTCCCGATTACTGGCTATTCCTGAGTGGTCAAACCAACTTCCGGCACGCAATATATCCCGACTACAAAGCGAACCGGCGCGATGTAGTTCGTCCTCGTTGGCTTCAACAGACGCGCGAATTTCTTTGCGTGGAGTGGCAAGCTGACGTTTCAGATGGCATTGAAGCAGACGATGCTATCGGAATCCAACACACTGAGTTAACGGCTGTTAACCTTAAACCAATTATTTGTTCACTTGATAAAGATTTTCGTCAAATAGCAGGAGAGCATTATAATTTTGTCAAAGAAGAACTTACCACTGTCTCGTCTTTGGACGCTATACGTAATTTTTATAAGCAACTTATCTTGGGTGATAAAGGGGATCATATTCCTGGTTTTGATGGCATATTTCGTCAGAAACCTACAATTTACATAAATACTGTATTTGATGAAATAAACCTTGCAAATTCGGCGGAAATGATGTATACTATAGCACGAGATTGCTATAAGACACCAGATTTGCTTCGTAACGCACAATGTTTGTACATTCAAAGGAAAAAAGACGATTCGTGGTCTATCCCAAATACAAATCACAGTTAGAAGTTTTAGCAGCAGCACTACTTAAAAGGGCCAAGGTAAAAATAGAATATGAACCCGACATTCTTAAATTTGTGCAACCTGCTAAGGAACGTAAATATACTCCAGATTTCCGATTGGGGTCTCGGACGTATATCGAAGTCAAAGGAAAGTTGGATGCAGCGAGCCGCCACAAGTATGTTTGGGTCTCAGAACAAAACCCCGACGTACGACTTTATTTTCTTTTTGGTAAAGCCGATAACCGGATCACTAAAAATTCAAGGACAACTTATGCTGATTGGGCCGAAAAGAATGGTTTTGAATGGGCTGACATTAGAGTAGGAATACCAAAACATTGGCTAAAGTCATAATTGCAGGTAGTCGTAATCTTCATCTTGAGGATTATAAAATTGATCGAATGATTGAATTTACTACATGTATTCCAGATGAAGTTGTATGTGGGGAAGCTCGTGGGCCAGACACAATTGGCAAAGAATGGGCAATTAAGAATCAAATTCCTGTTATCAGTTTCCCAGCTGAATGGAATAAATACGGAAAAAGAGCAGGAATGCTTCGCAATGAGCAAATGGGAGATTATGCAGATGTATTGTTCGCTTTTTGGAATGGTACTAGTCGTGGTACAAAGCACATGATTGACTATATGACGCAGTTAAATAAAGAAGTTTATGTGGAAGTAATTACTACTGAAAATAACAAAGTTTTGGACTAATAAATGAAGATTACTAAAACTATTGAAACTCCTGGAGGTAGTTATACCTTTGATGGAGAAATCTCAGAAGTTGAACACGATTTTATTCTTGAAGCTGGGTTAAATTTCCTCTTACAGCGAGGAATGATTCCTTTCCAAATGATTTCACATGGGGAGATTCCCCCGCCTACATCAAGCGGTCTTTAATGAGTAAACATCTTGTAATTCCTGATACTCAGTGCAAAGTAGGAGTACCTCTGGAGCAGTTACGATGGGCCGGGAACTTTATTGTGCAGAAGAAGCCTGATGTCGTAATTATGATAGGTGACTTTGCAGATATGGAATCCTTATCATCTTATGATGTAGGTAAGAAGATATTTGAGGGTCGCCGGTATAAAACTGATATTGAGGTTGCGCAGGAGGCAATGCGGATTCTCTTGACCCCTCTTTGGGAATTTAATATTAAGGCAAAGAAGAATCACGAGAAACTGTATACACCTCGAATGGTTCTTACGTTGGGTAATCATGAAGATCGTATTAATCGGGCTGTTGAAGCTGATCCTAAATTAGAGGGAGTATTATCAATTGACGACCTTGGATACAAAGATTTCGGATGGGAAGTCTACCCTTATCTTGAACCCGTTATCATTGACGGCGTGGCTTATTGCCACTTCTTTACGTCTGGCATCCTTGGCAAGCCAGTTACATCGGCAGCAGCTCTTGTCAGCAAGAAACATCAATCCTGTGTTATGGGCCACGTACAAGGTAGACAAATTGCTTATGGAACTAGAGCTGACGGTAAACAAATTACAGGTCTTTTTGTTGGCGGTTTCTACCAACACGACGAAGCCTACCTCAGATGGCAAGGAAACAAGCATTGGCGAGGACTCTGGGTTTTGCACCAAGTAGAGGATGGCCAGTTTGATGAAATGCCAGTATCTATGTCATATTTAAAACAAAAATATAACTACTAAGGAGTATTTAATGACTATTAAAAAACTAGTAGCTAAATTACGTAAATTGGTAGGATTAAAACGTAAGTATACTCGGAAGACTCAATAATGGGTGCGTGGTTTATGTGGTTACAAGTTGTTAATTGTCTTATTGGTTGTGGTGGATTTGTGGCACAGGGAAACTTTGCGATGGCTTGGGTATGGTTTTGTTATTCGATGGCTAATTTAGGATTTGTTAAAATGGCGGGTGGATACTAAATGCCTTATCAAGTAGACTTAGGTCCGGGAGGATATCCGGAAGAAACACAAAATTCAATTGAAAAATTTAAAGGGGAATGGTCTAGAATTCTGTCTGAAAGAGACCCAATCGGACTACAAGCTAAGACACCAGGAGCTAAACTAGATGCAGACAAAATTTCAGTTACGCGAGGAGCGTTGCACTATTTCCCAAGAGCACTTAGAGCAATTGCAGAATTGTCTACGATTGGAGCTAGAAAATATTCTTGGAAAGGTTGGGCTTCTGTTTCTGATGGAATCCATAGATATGGGGATGCTCTCGGGCGGCACGAACTACAAATTGAGGACGACTTTACAAGAACAGATCCAGATACTGGAGTTCTTGAAGCAACAGCAGTCGCATGGAACGCAATGGCTAGACTTGAATTAATACTTCGAGAAAAAAGTTAATATGCCATATATTAAAGATGAAGAGCGTAGGATATACTCCCCCAATGCATATGGGATGCCCACAGCAATAACTGTGGGACAATTGAATTATCAAATCACTGAGGTTTGTAACCTATATCGTTGGTCCAAGGATAAGGCATCTTATCAAACTATAAATGATATTTTGGGTGCTCTTGAAGGGGCTAAACTTGAGTTCTATCGTAGACTTGCAGCGCCCTATGAAGATCAAAAGATTAAACAAAATGGAGATGTATATTGAAGATTTACATCGCCGCTAGTTTTATCAGTCGGGAACGGTTACGTCTAATACGGGATCAACTTTGGGCCATGGGTCATGAAGTTGTATCAACATGGCTCGATGAAGTTGCTAAACCTGAGTCAATGACTCAAGACCAGTTCTATAAGAAACTTGCCATGAAAGATATTGCAGAATTAACATCTGCGGACATGGTTATTGTAGATATTGGTGATAAATCTACGTCAGGTGGACGAGATACTGAGCTTGGGCTGGCTTTGGGCTCATTTGCTAAGAAACAAGTTTATTTGGTTGGCACTCCATTTTCAGTATTTCATCAACTTGTAGATCGTATATATTACACTTGGGATGATCTATTAGCTGAATTTCCAGATGGAAAGGCATTACCAACTGCATGAATGATTTTCTTAGAACTATAGTTCCTACCATTGCCACCGCTCTTGGCGGGCCGCTAGCAGGAGTGGCAGTTAATTTTCTAGCTGAGAAATTGAATGTAGAGGCTTCAACTGAGCTAATTCAAGCTAAATTATCAGGTATGTCAGGCACTGAGTTAGTTCAGCTAAAGTCTATTGAAACGGAATTTACTAAATTTCTGGTAGACTCAGGTATTAAAATTCAACAAGCTCAGATTGCGACTAATCAAGTTGAGGCTGCCTCAGATAATTGGGTTAAGAGTTACTGGCGTCCTCTGGCAGGATGGGCTGGGGTAGTTGGTCTTTGGTATATCTCGTTTGTTGAACCAGCTATTCGGTTCTATCTAGTTGTATTTAATGGACACGTTGGAGCATTCCCCATAGTTGATACAAGTGTTACAATGCAAGTTCTTTTTGGAATGCTAGGACTTGGGGCTATGAGGTCGTTTGAAAAAACGCACAACGGGAAATCTTAGAACTTCTGAAAATTGTGGGATTATTCCTTATTATGCCAGTAATGGTATTGGTAGGGATTATAATGGAAAATGTTGACTTTTAAAGATTTAAAGGATCGTCTCAAACATCTTGACGAGGTTACTCTACTAGAAGTGCTAAATATTTCTAGTGAGGATCTTGTCGAAAGATTTAGTGACTTCATTGAAGATCGGTTTGACCAACTTCATGCTGAATTAGACGATGATTCTACCGAAGAGACAGATTAAACAACACAAGGATCTTTTAACTGATCCTAGATACCGACAACAAATCAAGAAAGTGAGAGTAAGTGAGCAGCAAGAAAAAGAAGCTCGTGAAGAAATCCAAAAATATTTACGAAATTTGGAAGATTGAGTGGAAAGACCATACATCTAGTTATGGTGGATGGAGTAAACCTTCCGATTTAGATTTAGCTGTATTAGTTATTACTTCAGTTGGATATTTAATTAATGAAACTAAAGAAACAATTACTCTTGCTCTAAATTTTAGTAATAATGAGGACGGAAAAGTTAACACATATATTACTATTATTAAATCGTGTATCACCTTTAGAAAGAAACTTTCGTGAGAGAAATATGGTTTCATTGTTTGGAGAATGTGTGTGGCTAAAATAAAAAGACCTCGCCAACATTATCCGTTAGTTGAGGTCTGGTGGGATGATGCAACTGATATGCCTTCTGGCTGGATTGAGGCAATCGAAGAAATCGAAGTTAAGCCATGTATTATCCTGACAATTGGTTTCTTAGTGAAAGAGACCGATGATTATGTTATAGTGGCTTTAGACACTAATAATGGTGGTCACAATGGCCGTTCACAAATCCCAAAAGGGATGATTCGTAATATGAAAATTATAAAGAAAGCTGATGTAACAAGGTTAACGGCAGTTAACCAACAAACTTCTTAAGGTCATTGACTCGACGAAGCCAACCATTACGAAATACTTTGAGCTTAGAATTTCTTGACGCCAATTCGAGATAGCGACGAGTTCTAAGTTCGAAGTATTCTTGAAGAGTTGTAGATGCTTCTTGAAAGGTTTTAGCCTTCCCAACACCCATGTTTACTGCGGTGTCAAACAAAACACAGGCCATTGGAAATTCATGAGAATCACATTCCATGGGTAGCCAATATTGAGTATAATAAATAAAGTAAGCATCATTCTTTTTTAAATTCTTAATATCCAAATCCGGATGTCCTTTCTTGGATATCCCCCATTTAGTCTCCCCTCCGGGGTCCTGCGGATGATCTGTATAGGCCCCATCCTCTTTATCCATCCATTCCCACTTACTAATAAACTGCATTGCTTTTGTAAAGTTTTCCATAATACTATTTTCCACTAGTCATTTCTTTAAGACGTTTGTATCGTACTGGGTTTTCTAAAGACTCTAACAAAGTTCTGCGAGCTTCCGATTGATGTCGTGATGCTACATTTTGTATTATACGATCCACTAAGTCATCCACATCCCCTTCATTTTCTACATACTTTTTGGCAAAAGTCCGCCACTCGGGAGTAGACATTCCGTTTTTCTCAAAATACCTATCTTTGGCCTTCTGTAGAATTGAATTACGTTTCTCGATATAAAATTCATCCGAGCGTTTCTTTTGGTAATTTTCCTGAACTTCTCTAGATTCTTTAGTAGAGCGCAATCCACCAAATCTAGCTTTCCAGTCGAAAGGTGTACGATCGTACTTACCTTCCAGAGTTTTGGGGTTTACTGTACGACTTTCATTGCTGAAATAACCTTCAGTAAGCGGCTTCAAGGGGGCCGGGGATAGGGGTTGTGCCAAGCGAACTGCTTGGGATTTACTTGGATTAGCAACTAATCCTGCGACTGATTCAGCGACATCAGCTATCGTGCCACCAAAGGGAAAGAGAGCCTTCCCTAAATCATCAGGTACCACGTTGGACATAGAAAATTTAGGACTCATGTCAAGGCCCGTGGCGGCTGATAGACCTCCAAATGTTACGAGATCTGGTGCTTTCAGCAGCATCTCAGTCATTGTGGGAATTCGAGTTGGGGATGCTTTATTAATTAAATTGATCAGGGCGTCAATTTCTTCTCGCCCATAGAAACCCATAAGACCACCAAAGAGCATGGACATTCCAATCATATTCATCAAGACTGGAGAACCTCCGCGCTTGCTTAAAGCCCACATCTGTGAGTAATAGTTATGTTTAAAGGTGGTTAGGGCCGAAGCAGATTCACCTACAATTCCGAGGGCCTTATATACATTGGCTCGTTCGTGTAAACGATAATCCACCATAGACATCTCGGTAAGATTTGAGGCCGTTTCAAAGAGTTTCTTTCCCATTGGGATATCATTTGCCTTAAGCAAATGGGCAAACATGAGATAGGTCATACGACGAGCCACCTTCTCAGGGGCCGTCATACTCATTGTAGTTAAGGTGGTATAAAATCTATGGCCTTTGGATTCATTGAGGGAACGCACATC